GATGTAATTGCGCTAGGGAAATATACAAGTCTTCCCGATAGTTTTTATGGCAAGAAGCTCCTGGACTCAACAAAAGTCCATGAACGATCGATGTTCGCAACACTACCATCAGAAAGTCCTCTTGTTGTTTACGGGTCAACAAAATTTCGCCCGCAATCCAAGAGCCATGTAGTAAAATCTGTGATTTCTGATGCAGTCACCGAGGTAACTGGTGTTGAAAACAAATGGGGTCCCCCAAAGATGACCCCAAATTGGAAAGCGTATAATCTCACTCTCACTTCCATGGTGGACGAGCCAGAACCGTTCCACCCCAAATTATTGAAGCGAGCAAGAGAGGACTATGAAGAACCTCTGTTGAGGTTGGCCGAGGAGAACACCGATCCATATTGTAGAAAGCTAACTTTGCAAGAAGCTATCCGCGGTATACCGGGTGTTCGTTTCATCGACGCCATCAAACGTGCAACCAGTTGTGGTCACCCGCTTTTTGGACCTAAATCCAATGAGATCGACGACAATTGGAATCTTTCTGAGCGAGTTTTAGCCGAGTACAAGCGTGCTCTATCCTGCTATCAGCGCGGAGAAAGATATTTTGCGGTTTACATGGCTTGTTTGAAAGACGAAGCCAAATCTCTCACCTCTGAAAAAGTCCGTGTTTTCCAAGCTTGTCCTCTTGTATTCACCCTCCTGATCCGGCAGTATTTCCTGGGGATTATGCGATTTCTCAGTATGCATCCTTTGATGTCTGAGTGCGCAGTAGGAATCAACTGCATGGGCCCTGAGTGGCAACAACTACAAGATTTTGTAGCCAAGTACAAGGACGCAATTCTTGGATGGGATTACAAGAAGTTTGATGTCACCATTTTATGCGAAATCATGACTACAGCATGCAATATTCTTCTCCGAATAGGAGAGAAGCTTGGTTATGCTAAGGAGGATATCGCTGTTATGAGTGCTATGTGTACGGACATTGTTAACGCAATGATCGATTACAACGGCACTTTAATTATGGTGTTCAACATGAACCCTTCTGGTAATCCATTGACAGTATATTTGAATTCTATTGTTGGAGCTCTTTATGCTCGCATGGGATTCTTCCACTGTTGCCCAAACCTCAACCGGTACAGAGACTATGTCAATTCTTCGTGTTATGGCGATGATTTTACTGGTAGTGCGGATGCGGAAGCGCGAAATTTCACATTCCGAAACTTCCATGATTTTCTAGCTAAACACGGAGTTGTTATCACTGTACCCTCCAAAGAGGACGACATTGTCGACTATCTTGATCCAGAGCAAGCCGATTACCTCAAGAGAAATTCCAAATTCATTCCTGAACTTGGCGTTTCACTTGGCGCACTTGAGCTTGATGCTATCTACAAGAGTTGGCATTGTAACCTCAAATCAAAAACCACAGATATGCGTGAAGTGGCAATGTCTTGCATAGACTCCGGCCTCCATGAAGCTTTTGCCCATGGTAAGGTTGTGTATGAGAAAATTCGAGCCGACGCTAAACTAATCTGTGAAAAAGTCAATCTATCAACCCCATCATTGTTTTACAG